CATATAACCAAGAGTCTCAACTGCAATTGCACGATCAGTAAATACAGTATCTCCATCTGGAGTCATTGTACAATCACCATCTTGGTAAACAATTGAATCATCCATCAATTTCAATTCTTGAGATCCCTTGATCCCTTGTTGAATTGATACATATTGTAATGTTCGAGCTTCAGTAACTGACTTAACAATTAAATCCTCTCTTTGCTCATCAACATAAGCTGCAAGACCAGATACATCCCAGTCGAATTTTGTGCGTAGATATTTTTTTAACGACATTTTATTTATACTTTAGAATTTTTCAAAAACATTTGTCTGGCTGTCAAGTTGCCAACTTTGCTGAATTTCTCAGCCTCTTTGGTTTGTACTGATGGTTGAGCTTTGAAAGTCTCGAAATCACTTTTCAATGAACTCAACTCATTAACCAATGTTGTGTTATTCTCTGCAATAGCTTTGGTCATTTCTGCTAAGCCTTCGACAGCTTTTGAGAATGATTCTAACTTTGCATTTATAATTGATTCAACTTTATCTGCACTCATTGCCTCAGCAACTGGCATTGTAGTCTCTTCATTTATCTTAGCTATCACAGCAGATGCTACATCATAAGCAACTCCCATCTCAAGTCCTAATCTTTCAGCAATCACCTCGGTGATATCTTCCAACACTTGTGGTAACATCTCAGCAGAGATTGCTTGAAAGTCAGAGCTGGTCTCTTCAACAATAACCTCTCCCTCACCTTCATTGACTCTCTCATCAATAACCTCAGTGATTATTCCTTCAGCATCAACGACAATTGAAACGCCAGCAAGATCACCACTCAATGAATGTGTTCCCTCTGGAGCTGGTATTCTTTCACCATCAGCAACAACAAAAACTGGCATTCCAACCTCAAGAGCATCGTACTCTATCACTGTAACACCATCAGTCAATGTTGCTTGTTCAAATGTCTCAACTGACTTTGAGAATTGTGCTTTCATTTCAGCAATCAATTCCTTAATCGTTTGCAATTCTTTGTTCATACTTATTATATTTTATTGTTCGAAAATCCCTAATTCTTTTAGCTTAGCCTCTGACCATCTCTTTGCAGCAAGACCACCCCATAATAAATATGAGATAGTTCCACAAGCTGAATTATCATCTGGATTGTAATATTCCTCTGCTCTTGACAGATAAGAATACATCCTTTTAATCACAGCCACTGAGACAGTCTGGCGATTAGCCAAAGTTGTGGCTCTTAATCTGCCAACCCTTGTGGCACATTTATTTCCATATTTCTGATTGAGCTCAATTCCTTTCTTGGCATTGTTGCTCACAGCTTCTGGATAGTCATTATAAAATGTGATATATTCCTGAACCTTCTTAAGCTCTTGATATATGGTTGAGAATTCATGCTCCCATCCTTTGCCAGTCTCAAGCAATTGGAACACACCCTCAATTGAGAATCCAGTGAACATTCCAGCCTTGGCTGCATCATAAACATCCTTATTTGTGACCTTATAACTCACAATCCAAGAGCCATCATTCTCATCCTTGAATCTTTCTGGAGCTGTGAATCCTTTTGACTCATCAATGATATATGACATAATCATGTATATTCCATCAACCACTCTCTTGCTATCATGCTCAAGATTAACATTGTTAAAATTCTCTCTCCTTGCATAATCAAAAACAATATCCTTGATTGATGATGGTGAAAAGTTTACATAATACTCCTCGCCAGTCTGAGGATCTCTTCTGAATATGGGAGTGTTCGCAGATATAGCAACTCCAGTGATGACTTGCTCCTCATCATTGAATTGATAAGCAATCTTTTTGGAAAATGTTTCAAATGATTTCTCATGTGCTGGATTAGCCACAAGGCTGTTGAATGATACTGTTGTTTCTGGATCATCAAGATCAATCACAATATCATATAGTGGTAACTCTCTAAGCATAATTATTATGTATATTTGTTCGAAATGATTTTTGTTTATCCATACCACAGCAGAGCTGAGTCTGACTTTGAAATCAAGCAATCAATTGCAATGATCCTAAAAGTTTATCCTGGTGCAGAGATCTGGACAGTTGGCAAAGCTGTGCCAGGAATCAACAACATACCATGCACTCAACACAACAACATCAGAGGCTGTGATGTGACCAATAGGATCCTGACCTTTGCCAAGAAAATTGGAGGAGAGTTTATCTATATGAACAAAGATTTCTTTATCACTGAGTCATGGCAGCCACATGTGGCCATCAACATGAAGAGCCTCATTGTCAATGATGACCATCCTCCACATACAAAGGTAGCTCAGTCAAACACATTGGAATTCCTTAAGCATAACAGCTTCACCGCTTATAATTATGAGACACATACTCCATGTGTTATGGATAGCAAAAAGCTGATTGATCTATTTGACAATATCAACTGGCAGAATGACAATCATTTTATCAAGTCAATCTATTGTAATGTGTATCAAGTCCCATCAAAGGAAGGATTCAATTGTAAGGTATCAACTCCATCCATTGCCAAGGCTCAAGAGTTTATTACACTCCAGGGATGTTTCTCAACTGGAGATCAGTTCTGGAATAAGCCTTGTGTTGAATGGATTAAAAGCTTGACTTAGCCTCTTGTAATTGTACTTTATTTTGTGTATTGGTGATGTCAGATTCCAAGACTACCACTTGTGATGTCATTGTCTGACCTTGTTGACCTTGACCAATCTGATTCAAGTCAGTTGTCTGAGCTTGTGTGTTGGCTGTGAATGAACTTGCACCAGCTCCACTCAATGCACCTCCACCTCCAGATGATAATTGTGGAGGAGTTGGAGCAGAACCAGCTTGATATTTCTGATTCATGATAGCCATTGCTTGAGTTATTCCAATCAATGAGGCTGATGCAATTGCAGCAATACCAGCTGGAGATGGAGGGGGGCCAAATTGTGCAATACCTTTGACAATTGCTGATGCTGTATCAATTCCAACCTGTGCCAATCTCAGAGCTTTGTCTCTTGCAAATTGTGCTTTCTTAATTTTCTCTTCCTCATTGAATGCCTTAAGCTCAATCTGATATTTTTGCTGTGCAAAGTTCTGCTCAATCTGAGCCTTTTGATCTGCTGTCAATCCTTCTTGACTCAACTGAGCTTGCAAGTTCTTATCAAGATTAGCAAGATCCTCATCTCGATTCTTAGCTATGTTGTTGAGCCTTGCTTGATCTATCTCATTGACAAGAGTATTAATCTTCTTAAGTTCATCCAATCCTTTCTGAGCTCCTTCAATTGCAGCTGTTACTCCCTTAAGAGATTCCTCTCTTGCCTTAATTTCATTGGCTTTAGTTTGCTCATCATACTTCTTATCAATATCAGCTTTCTTCTTTCTGAAATCCTCTCTAAGTTTCAACTGATAGTCAACGTATTGCTCCTCATCTATGTTGCCATTCTTTAAGTTTTCAGAGTTAATCTTCTCTTGCTCCTTGTACCACTCATCCAAATCAAGCAATTCATTCTCTTGGTCAGAATTCAAATATCTCTGCCACTTATTCCTTAACTCTCTCTTCTTAGCCTCTGCCTCTGCAATCTTATCAAGCTCCTCCTTAGTGTACTTATTTACAATGGCAATCCTTTCTGCTGCCTCTTGTTTATCAATCTCTGCCAGTAGTTCTTTATTTTTACCAGCTTGATCCCTCATCTTATCATACTTAATGGTTGACTGCAATAGCTCCTTCTCTTGACCTTCCTTCATCAACTGAAGGCTCAATTCAAATTGTTCATCCTCAGCTTTGATTCTATCCTCATTTGCTTTGCGTTCAATATCAGCCAATCTCTCAGCCTCTTTCTTTGCAGCCTCTGCTCTTTTATCAGCTCTTGCTTTTGCCTTGGCTGCTCTATCTTTGGCAGCATCATCATCTTTCTTATCCTCTTGGATTCTTAATATAGTTAGATCCTCTGCATTCTTTTTATTAACCTTGTATTGTTCATTGGCAGTTTTCTTGGTTTCACTCAATGACTTCTCAAGCTTTTTAGCTCGGTCACTATCAGCATCACCGCTTGCTTTCAATATCTTTATCTCAGCCTCATATGCTGCAATCTTTTCTTTTTGCATCTGAAGGATAGCACGCCCAGATTTCAAAGCCGCCTGGAGTTTTTTCTCCTCCATTTCCTCAGTGTTCTTTCCAGCAGCTTGAGCCTTTCTAATTTCAAATGAGAGAGCATCATCCACAGCCTTGGCTTTTTGTTTTTCAGCTGATATTTTTTTGTTTAGTTCTTTCTCAGTTGCCTCAGTTTTTTCCTTGGCATTTTTCTTCATCTTGGCTGTCATTTCATCATCAACAACTCCGAAATATTCCAATGCAGAAACAATACCTTTCACAATAGCTATGATCGGAAATAAAGCTGTGACTAATCCCTTGCCAACTGGCCCAAGTTTGTCAAACCATTTTATGGTATTCCTAACTGCCTCAGTAACTTTATCCCAGTTCTGCACCAATAAAATAAGACCAACAACAAGAGCTCCAATTCCAGTTGAAATCAATGCAAGTCTGAACAACTTCATTGCTGTTGTTGAGGCTGTTGTCGCAGTTGCAAGTCCAACATTGGCACCAGCTTGAGCTGTGGTTGCCGCTGTGTTGGCTAATGTGGGAGCAATGGATCCAGTCAAGACAAGATTCTTAACTTTTTCAAGACCGTTTCTGATTTGCAATCCAAGAATAGATTCTTTATTCAGGTTGTTAGCAACAATACTCACAGCATTAACCAATCCTTGAGCCGCTTGCAGCTTGACCATTGTCTGAGTCAATGCCTCTGATTCAACTCCAGTCAATGCAACCGCTGATTGAATACCTTGGAATGCAGCTGCTCCAGTCTCAACTCCTTTCAATGCTGTATCAATACCAACAAAGTCAGATGACAATGCTGTTGTCTGAGCCTTAAGATCACCAATCTCATCCTTGAGATTTGCAGCGTTTCTGATTGCTTGTGCTCCGATGGGAGTCTCAGTCCCAGCTTGTGCAGCCAAGTTCTGATATTCCTTCATTGTTCTGGTTAGATCTCGCATTGTCAACCCTCCAGCCTCAACTCTTGCATTGAGCTCCTGGAGTTTTTGATCAAAGGTATCTATGCCAGTATTATCTGCCGCTGTTTTTTGTGTTGCCTTGAGATCTTGATTCAAGTCATTAACAGCCGCATCCATAGCCTGGATGTCTTGCACACTGTTGCCAGTGTTAACCTTAAGTGAGAATACAACTGATTTCTCTGCCATTAATTTTCAATTGGTGGAAATGGTGGGCTTGGCTTTGGTTCAAATGGACTCAAAGGAATATCTAATAAATAAGCATATTCAGTTGGTGCAATGTCCGCTTCATCTTGTTCACTTAAAAATAAAAAATATACATCGTTAATATCTTGAACGAAATTAAAAAATGTATCAGCGTCAAAGAATACACCTTGTAGTTCTTCAGCTTGTTGATTTGTTACTATTCTACCTTCCATTATACTTGTCTTCCTAAAGTTGTTTGATATGCTTGTACTGCTGTGTAAAAGTTAGCAGCTTCTGTATCTGTTAATCCATCTCCTATTGAACTAAATGCTATTTGATTATTAAAATAGTTAGCATTATTTCTTGAAGCACCTATATATATACTACTTGTGTTTAAAGCACTTGAAGCAGTTGTAGAATTAAATATTTGTGTAGTGTTTACTCTATATTTTTTTACGTTAGCACCTGTTCTTGTGGCTAAATGTAAACCCCTTATATCATAAGTAACTGTTCCAAAATCACTTGTATTGTCATTTACTCTGACTGAATATAAATTTGCACTTTGTTTTGGCCATATATATAAGCCATTATTATAACTTCCAGCATCTTCGCTACTTATAATTGGACCATCTGAAGTAATATTATTTCTAATATATCCTGATATGTGAGTTGTATTTAGAGATAAAATAGAATTCGGTATTAATCCAGTATTAGCGTAAGCACTTGTTCCATTTGGTGTCATTCCAGTACTTGAATGTGTCCAGCCTGTAGTAAAACTTAAATTAAATGTGCCTGGAGTTTTAAGATTAACGGCATGACTTGAAGCACTTCCACCAACAACAGGGTAAATAGCTTTAAACTTTGTCCAAATTGAATAAGCTTTCAAGTCAACTACCAAAGTATTAATAGCACCTTGTTGAGTTGGATCAGTGATGCTTGCCGCTGTTATGAATGCTTGAGCATCTGGGTCAACTCCACCTCCTGATGCAGCCCTTGCTAATATTCCATGTGTTGCTAAGAACATACTATTTCCGTATCCTATCATAATACTAAACAAACCGAGCCAGATGTCAATGTGACTCCACTGAACTTGGCTCCATTAATAGGTCTGATGATTGCTCCAGCTTTTACCGCTGTGCCAGTTGCTGCAATGTAAGTTGACTTGACATCAGTTCCAGCAACTCTAATTGCTGAGAATACTGTATCCTCCAAAACTACAATTGCATCATGATCAACAGTTTTTGCTGCTGTATTGTTTACTATGAAAGTTCCTTGTTGTGCTGTTAGCACGCTGTTTGCTATTGCCATTTTATTTATTTTACGTAGTTATATCTCCAGCCAATGCCCACTCATTAGATCCTATCTTAATCAATGAAGCTTCAGCATATTGTGCTGATAGTTTTGTCTTGCCTCCAGAGGATCTCAATGTGACTCCTCCAGATGTTGTGATTGTTGTCTGACCAGTACCATATTGAATCAACAATATTTGCGTTCCTATTGCAAAGTTAACCGATGACTCAGCTGGAATCCTTAAGTCATTTGCTGATCCCACATTAAGCTTAAGCAACTTGCCAGCATCACTGAGTTGCAATGTTGTTAATGATGCAGTATATGTGGCAATGTTCAAAGCATAAGTCTTGATAGCCTCTCTGATCTGAGCTCCAGTCATTTTCCTTGAGACATAAAC